TTAGTACCTTTCGGATTCGCAGCATTGCAAAATCCTTATGGAACTGCATTTACGTTACCTAATCCAACTTATGTATCAGACCAAACAATCAATAACTCATATAACTCTAAGAAGTTCTATGGATTTAACTTTGATTTTGCTACAACTGATAACTTAAACTATTTAGCACCAACTCCTGATTCATCTACTGCAACTGCAGGTACTGCATTCTACTTAGGTGATTACAATCAGAATACTGGAGCTAACTACCCATCTTCAACTTCACCACACACTGGAAGTATTGATTTAAATGATAATAATACGGCATTAGCATCTCGTAAATTCTTAGTTCCTTTCCAAAGTGGATTTGATGGATACAAACCAAATAGAATTGTTTATACTGCAGGTGATATCATCGCAGGTAATACACAAGGATATGATTTATCTTCAAATACCGCAACCGGTACATTAGCATTTAGAAAAGCTATCAACTCAGTATCTAATCCTGATGAATTTGATATCAATATGTTAGTAATTCCAGGTGTTATCCACAGATTACACTCTTCAGTAACAACATTTGCTAAAGATATGTGTGAAGATAGACAAGATACATTCTTTGTAATGGATGCATCTGCATGGGGTGATTCAATTTCAACTGCAACTAACGCAGTTCAGGCATTTGATTCAAACTATGTAGCATCTTACTACCCTTGGGTTAAGATTCTTAACACAGATAAGAACAAACCAGTATGGGTGCCGCCATCAGCTGTACTTCCTGGCGTTATCGCATTTAACGACCAAGTTGCTGCTGAGTGGTTCGCTCCTGCAGGTTTGAACAGAGGTGGATTAACTTCAGTAATTGAAGCTAAGACTCGTTTGACAAGAGCAGAAAGAGATGCACTCTACGAAGGTAGATTGAATCCAATCGCTACATTCCCTGGACAAGGTGTAACTGTATTTGGACAGAAAACACTACAAGCTAAACCATCAGCATTGGATAGAATCAATGTAAGAAGGTTGTTGATTGCAGTGAAGAAGTTCATCGCATCTTCTACTCGTTACTTAGTGTTCGAAAACAACACAGCAGCAACGAGAAACAGATTCTTATCAATCGTTAATCCTTATTTGGAATCAATCCAACAAAGACAAGGGTTATACGCATTTAGAGTGATTATGGATGAAACTAATAACACTCCAGATGTAATTGATAGAAACATTATGGTAGGAGAAATCTTCTTACAACCAGCTAAGACTGCTGAGTTTATTGTTCTAGATTTCAACGTATTACCAACTGGGGCAGCATTTCCAGAATAGATAAATTAGATTAAGTTCCCCATTTCGGTGGGGAACACAATCTTTTTTTAAAAGAACAATATTTATAATAAAGAAAAGATAACGGAGTAACATAAATGGCACAATTATTAGACCCAACTGAAGTAATGTTCACATCATTCGAACCGAAGATGTCGAACCGCTTTATTATGTATGTAGAGGGTATCCCTGCGTATCTAATTAAAGCAGCCAATAGACCTGAGATAACAAATGGTAAAGTAACTATCGACCATATCAACGTAAGAAGATATGTAAAAGGTAGAAGTGAGTGGAGTGATTTAACGATTTCTCTTTACGACCCCGTAGTTCCATCTGCAGCACAAGCTACAATGGAGTGGGTACGTTTACACCACGAATCAGTAACTGGTAGAGACGGTTACTCTGATTTCTACAAAAAAGATATCACTTTTAACAGTTTGGGTCCTGTTGGTGATAAAGTAGAAGAGTGGACACTTAAAGGAGCTTATATCCAAACTGCAAAATTCTCAGATATGGATTACACTGGTGAAGATTTAGCAACTGTTGATTTAACACTTACATACGATTACGCAATACTACAATACTAATTTCGGATTGTTGTAATACAAATTGAAAATTAAGAACCCCAACATTTTTGTTGGGGTTTTTTTGTTTAATTATTTTTATTATCATATTTATTAATAGGTTAACCAACAAATACAAGTTTTAAAACAAAAGAGTAACGTTATGAGTACAGAAAATTTACAAGATGATTATTCATCGAACATCTCCAACAAAGAGATGGTGGAACTCGCCAAACAACAACATCAACAAAAGCAAGTTTCTGATTACAAATTCCCTACTGAAATCGTAGATTTACCATCTAAAGGATTAATTTATCCAGAAGATAATCCGTTAGCATCGGGTAAGGTAGAAATGAAGTATATGACTGCAAAAGAGGAAGATATCCTCACAACACAATCATATATTAAAGATGGTTCAGTATTGGATAGATTATTCCAATCACTTATTATCTCAAATGGTGAAGGATTACCAGTAAAATATGTAGATATCACCGCAGGTGATAAAAACGCAATTATGATTGCAGCACGTATTTTGGGATATGGTAAGGATTATGAGGTGGAGATTACAGACCCATTTACTAACACAAAACAAAAAGAAGTTATTGATTTAACTCAATTTGAAAATAAAGATTACGATGGTAGTAAACAAACAGAACCACATAAAAATGAGTTCGAATTCACACTACCTCGTTCAACTCGTAAGATTACGTTTCAAGCATTAACTGAAAGTAAAGAACGTAAGATTAAACATCAGTTAGAAGATTTGAAAAAAGCAGGTCGTAAAATGAAAGATTTAACATCTAAAGAATTGACGACTCGTTTAAAAAATACAATTACATCAGTAGATGGGGAATACGATGCTAAATATATTAGTAATTTCGTAGATAACGAATTGTTTGCAGTAGATTCTAAGTCTCTCAGAGCATACATTAATGAAGTTGTTCCCGATATTGATTTAACTTATGAATTTATTTCTGAAGAGACTGGGGAAAGGAGAGAGATGCTACTGCCTATGGATGTCGGGTTTTTTTGGCCTAAGTCTTAATTATAGGAAGTTATTACACTCTCAAATATTCGACCTAATCTATCATGGAAATGGTGGGTTTACCTTTTCAGATGTTTACAATATGCCACTTTGGGCTCGAAAATTTTATATTACTAAGATTGTAGAATTTAAAGAAAATGAAAAACAGGCGTATGATAAACAAATGAAAAAAACAAAAGGTATAAGAAGATAATAAGAAACCCAACGTAATTGTTGGGTTTTCTTATATTTATACATATAACAATAAGGAAACTGATATGAAGATTAAAGAATCACAACTCAGAGAACTTTTTAAGGAAGTTGGTCTTTCTGAAGATATGTTTGATATATTCAGAAGTAAACGTAAAAAATTGGATAGAAAAATCAAAGATTTGAAATCTGATTTAAAAGATATGGAAGATTCAGCACCTACTGATAAGGATAGGGAACGTCTTAGAAAGTTAAACTCAACACTTCAAACAGCACTTAAATCAGGTGGTCTGAAAATATAGTAATTTATACAAATGGCTAAAAAAGATATTCAAAATCGTAAAAAGGAGTTGCAGGCAGAAATCCAAGCAACTAAAGATTTAGCTACTGTACAGCTAGAACTAATTAAAAATGCGCAAACACGAAAAGCATTATCTAATGAAGCCATAGGTTTAAAAGAACAACTACTAAAAAAATTACAAACCGAAGATTCACTTACAGGTCAAATTGAAAGTATCCAAACTACCATTGATGGATTACTAAAAGAGCAAATCGAAAGAGGTGAGGAAGTAAATCAACATTACATCGACCAATTAGATAATTTAAAATCTCATTTAGACCAACAAAAACAAATTGCGTTAGCAGAACAAGAACGTAATAATTTAAATGAGGCTGGTAGGGGAATACTCAAAGATATGTTGGGTATTAATAGTGATATTGAAGCCGCTGTTGTAAGTGGTGGAATGAAAGTACTATTCTTAAATAAAGCATTTGAAAATGTAAGTAAGAATGTATCTAGAATGGTAGATGGTGTTAAAGAAGGTGTAACTCAATTAGGTTTAAGTGTTGGTGAATCGATGCACTTACAAGCAAATGTAGAAAAAGCATCATTTAGTTTGACAGGATTTCTATATGGTTCAGAAGCAGTAGCATCAGCGGCAAAGGCAATTACTGCTGAGTATGGAAATGTAAACGCTGCTACAACTGATTTAATTAAAGGTGTTACTGAAGTATCAGTATTAACTGGAGATGCTACATCAGCACTTAAATTAACCGAAGCATTTGAATCTGCCGGTATACCTGCCGATGAGGTTGCGGATACAATAAAAGATATATCTAAAGAAGCCGGCGTTTCCGCTACAATGGCAGTTAAAGGGTTAGAAGGACAGATGAGCCGATTAGTGGGTGCATCTGAAGAAGAATTAGAACTTATAATCAAAGGTAACGCTGAATTACAAAAGCGTGGTATGACAATGTCAGAAATAGAAGGTTTGGCTAACAATATGTTGGATATTGAATCTTCTATGAGAAGTGAGGCCAAAGCTAGGGCACTGCTTGGTAGAGATATCGGTGCAAATGAGATGAGGTCGTTATCAGCACAATTGATGACAGCAACCTCAGCAGAAGAACGTGC